TGGCCGGGCTTTCTGCCCTGAAAACCTTCGTCCTTGAGATCCTGAAAAATCGCACAAAATAACAAAAAGCTCCCTGCAGTGAAGTCAGGGAGCTTTTTGCTATTTGGGCATAAATTGATAAACCTATAGGGCTATCAATTTATGCCCAACCACGGAGAAAAAAATCAGGCGGGGAAGATGTGGATATTGTGGGCGGCGTCTATTTCTATGCGGCGCAGAACGCGGGACCAGAAGGCTTTTTTTGCGGGCTCCGGGAGCTGGGGGTAAAGAGTAAGCAGCTCTTTGGCGGCGGGGATGTCGACCTCGGGGGGAAGCTCTGCGTTTGCCTTTTCCGCGTCGGCAAGCTGCTGGCGCAGGGCGATAAAATCACGCTCATAAATGGCATGGTCTATCATGTCATCAAGATACAGATCTTTGAGTTTTTCCATTTTTCGCTTGATTTTAGTCGTATCGACAAGGACACGACCGGCGGAGCGGGCGCGGAGATCGGCGTTGTATTTTTCCATCTCAGTTGTGAGATTAGTCAATAGCCATTGCTCAATTGTGCGCTCGTTGATCTGGCGGGTGTTGGGACAGTTGCGATAGTTTTCGTGCTGGCGGCAGCGGTAGTATTTATGATCCTTGATAAAGTTGGTGTGCATGGCCGCGCCACATTCAGCGCAGCGGCACAGGCCAGAAAAGAGATAGACCCGGCGGGCCTCGGTGCTGCTGTTGCGCTGGGAGCGGGATATAAGCAGCTCTTGGACGCGGGCGAACTGCTCCCGGGGGATAATCGCCGGGCAAAAATCCTTGACGCCGTGGCGTTCCCCGATATAGACCCGATTCCGGAGCATTTTTCGGACGGTGCAAGGATTCAGCGACAGGCCCAGAGCCTCCCGGGCCCAGCGAGTGACGCCGCCAATGCTGCGGCAGTCAATATAATGCTGATATAGAGCTTTTACGTTTTCGGCGGCGGGCTCATCCACGGCAAGGCGCTTATCAAGGATCTTATAGCCCATCGGGGTGCCGCCGGTAAGGACTTCCCCGCGCTGCTTTTTACCGTCAAAAACAAAATGGATCCGCTCACTGTCGCGGTCGGCCTCATCCTGTGCCATTGAGAGGCGAATATTGAGATAAAGGCGACCGTTAGCCGTTGTTGTGTCGTACTCTTCCTCAGTAGCAATCCACGCGACGCCGTGGGCGTCCAAAATGCGCTGTACCTCGTAAAAATCGCCCACGTTGCGAAAAAAGCGGTCAAGCTTGATGATCAAGACAAGATCGACGCGCCCGGCCTCCACGTCTGCCAACATCCTCATAAATTCCGGGCGCTTTTTATAGGGCTTACGCGCCGAAATGCCCTCGTCAGTGTAGACATCGACAACATGGAGCTTGTTGGCCTTTGCGTAGCCTTGCAAAGTCTCAAGCTGGGCGGAAAGGCTCAGGCCGTGTTTGACCTGATCCTCGTGGCTGACGCGGGTATAAATGGCACAATTGCGCTTGCCTTCCGGCAGTCTTTTGTCCGGCATGGGCTACCCTCCTATAAAAATCAATTTATCCGTGGCAAAACCGACAGCGGCCAGAACCAGACAGGCAGCAATGATGAGACGATACGCCAGAAGAAACAATTTCTGCGCATCGACTTCTTTACTCAAATGGCGGACTACTTTCCAACGTTCCATCATGGCCATAGCCCGGTGGTACAATTGGTCATCTTTGGCGGCTATCTGCTTGTCTTTCTCATGTAACTGATCAAGCAAAAATTGTATTTGCTTCGAAGGCTCCATGCCGTCAAGCAGCTCCACCTTGAACGGTTCCGGCGGAGCGGGCTTTTTGGCATTCTCAAGGAAAACCCGGCATAATGGCCGTATGGTGAGATTATAATTGAATCCCTCATTTTCCGCGCCGGACTTGCGAATCTTCTTCAAAGTGGTTAGGGATGTGCTTTCCCCGTGGGCTTCCATGTGGTCAACAATCATCTGATTCGTCCAGCCTTCGGAATCCCAGAGGGCGCAAAGGGCAAGAATGCTTTGACGGGTAATCTCTTGTGTCTTTTTGCTGGGCATTTTTCCTCCAATCTACCCGGCAACCTAAAAATAACCGCAAAAAAGCCGATCCCGACCAAAAGCGACGAAAGCCGCCCTTGAAGCGCCCGGCGCAATGAGTTATGATCAAGCCACCTTAACAGGTCGGCGGGGGTGATCGTGTGGCAGCGGCCCCCCGCCGTTATAAAAAATTAAATTTTACAAAAAGCCAAGAAAAAAAGAAAGGAGCGCACACCATGAACAGACAAAATGACATGAGAGATTCCCACGTCAAGAACATTCGGCTTTCGTCCCCGCTTGGGCTTCTGGGTGTGCCTCCAGACCGCGCCGCCGCTGAGCTGGTAAACATCAGCGGGCGGGGCGGTGAAAAATATGGATGATATTGAAAAAATCAGAAACGCACTGGCAGACCTGAATGAAGAAGAGAAAGAAAAGCTGCTAATTTTCGTACGCGGCTTAAAAAACAAAGACAACGTGGATTCAGCCCGTTCTCAGAAATGAGAGCGGGCTATTTTTATGCGTTGACGTCAATTCTGGCAATGATATTCCGGTCAGGGATGCAGACCTCAAGATATTCAGCGGCCGGATCAACGATTTCAAAGGCGGCCAAAGTGATGACTTTCCGGCCCACGGGCACAGTCTGGTTTAAATTCTTTTCGTTCAAAAGGTCGGACATATGGCGGCAGAGATAACCGTTGCTGTCATAAACTTCAATCACATTTGGAGCAATAGTCATTCCGTTGCCGCTCTTGTTAACAAAGCTTTCGTTCTCAGCGATCCATGTGATGTGGTAGAGAGCGGGGCCGTATTCGTCCGCAGGGTGTATTTTCGCCTCGGTAACAGTAAAATAATAATTGCCGTATTCAGTCTCTACCAGAGCGGGGGTGCCGCCCTCAACATAAACGGGCTGATTAACAAACGCGGGCGCTTCCTCGGCTGCCGCCTCCCCGGTTCCGCTGCCGAGAAACAAAGCGACATACCATTCTAACGCGGCATAGTCTTCCTTGAGCTGCTCATGATCCGCTAAAAGTGTGTCATACTCGGCTTTTAAATTCTCGTAGTCTGCTAAAAGAGCGTCATAATCAGGAGGGGCAGCGCTGGCGGAAACGCTCAAAACAAAAGAAAAAATCAAAATAAGCGGGACAAGCCATTTTTTCATAATAAGCCCTCCAAAATTTTATTTTCGATTTGCTTTTAAGCCCTCAATATATGCAAAAACCTTTTGCATTTCGTCATTGCTCAAGTCCTTGCAGTTTTCCAATATTTCTTTATCGCGTTCGCTCTCAGCCTGAGCGGGCGCGTTTTCTTTTTCAGAACCATACAGCAAAAATTCAGGAGAGCAAGAAAGATATTCAGAAATTTGCGCTAATCTATCCGCCGGGAAAATACCTTTCCGCAACTGCCCGATATACCCATTAGAAAACCCTAAATCTTTTTCAAGTTTTGAAATTGGAATTTTCCTTTGTTTACAAATAATTTTTACACGCTCGACACTGTTCATAAAATATACCCTCAAAATTTAGAGAAAACCCGAAAAAGGGCTTGACAAATTAGAGAGCACTCTATATAATGACGATAGGATTTAGAGAAAAGCCTAAATCAGTATAAAAGAGCGTTCTCAAAATGTTGTGTGGTAATGACATTTTAGAATATTCTCTAATAATTGTCAAGACTTTTCTCTAAATTGTAATAATTTTTATAGGAGGGCAAGATGCTTGAGAAAATAAAAGAACTTTGCGCAAAAAAGCAAGTTTCTATTTCCGAGCTGGAACGGGCTTGTGGTATCGGCAACGGTACAATTTCGCGTTGGGGAGAAAGCTCCCCCAGCGTTTCAAACCTCAAGAAAGTGGCTGATTATTTCGGCTGCACCGTTGATGAACTGATAAGCGAATGAGCGGGCGGGTGATTACACCTCATCCGTCACGCATAGCGTGACACCTTCCCCTCAAGGGGAAGGCAAGGGGCGGGCAAGGCCCGCCGGAAAGGAGAAAAAATGCACCAATTCAAAGTAGGGGACCGGGTGCGGTTCAAGGGAGCAGATCCCTGCACTCACAAGAAGATGCCGGAATACTATCCCGCGGACGGGACGATCGGTGTTGTGACCATTGCCGTTGACCCGATGGAAGAGGACGAAGTGCTTGTGCAGTGGCCGGAAGGCAGCACAAGCGGGGATGATGAGTGGTGGGCGCTGATCTCACTTTTGGAGGTCGTGGAAGATGACGCAACTTGAGATACTTGAGCTTGCGCTTGAGGGCGCGGCGGCCCGGCTGGGCGCGACTACGCGGGAACTGGCCCGGGCAGCAATCGGCGCGATACCGGGAAGCGAGACGGGCGAGGCCGTAATGGAATACTGGCGGGGTGTCCTCGGTAATACCGAAGCCAAGGCCATTGAACTGCGGGAACTGATCGCGGCGGAAAAGGCGAAAGCGGAGGGGTGACGATGGCGGGAAAAACGGCAGTGTCTAAGACGAATAGCTTATGTGATGTGATTTTTACTCCGGTTTTTCGGAACACAACATATCTGCACCACGTTTGCAGCAATTGCGGCTACAAGCTGCATATGTGCCAGCAATTTTATGGGGGGCCAAGTTTTTACGCGGAGGATGAAGTTAAATTTTGTCCGAGGTGTGGAAAGGATGTAATCCGATTTAGCCATGATCCTATTTATGAGGATGGGATTAACTTTGAGCCGTTTAAGCCCTTTTATGAAATTCTCGCTGAAACTGACCGGCACATTAAGTACCTTTACTTTGTGAAGCTCGAGAAAACCCAAGTTGAGGCGATCAAAGAGCTTTTGCCTTTTGCTAAAGACAGCTACGGCTGGGTGAAGCAGGCCGCCGATGCGGTCAAAAGCATTAAATACCATAAACCCAGCTGGCAAGAGCTTAAAAAGCTTGAGGAAGAATTTGAGCTTAAATCGGGCGGATAACATCCGCCCCTACTGTAATTAAAGGAGATATAAAAATGATAGTTGGAGATTTGCTTAACGCTTTACAAGCAATTCCGACATCCGCCGAAGTTACTTTCTGCACTGACATTGATAATCCGTGGGATGATTATTGGCCAGTAGGCAAAATTATACGCATTACCGAATTAAACGATTTAGGACAAGACAGGGTCTGTTTAATGTTTGAATGAAAGGAGCATATACCATGACCAGAAGCAAAAAAGAACGCATCATGTTTGATACCCTCAGTAATCGGGGGATTCTCTGCACCGCCGCTGTGCAGAACGCGATACGCGAAGGTTTTCGTATCATTGCGGATGAACAGCGGCACGAAAGAGCCGCCGAAAAAGAGGGCCAGCGCCGCCGGGCCGCAAAAAGGGACGCACAGGCCGCCCGGGAAGGGCGGGCAGCCAGGGATGTCTGACAGAATAACGGTACAGGCATACAGCCGCTTACTCAACGCGGTCATGCTGGACACGGTCAAGACATTACAGACTTGCCCGGCGGCGATCCGCCGGAACGCACGGAAACTGCTGGTGGCTGAGCCGATAAGCTACGCCCTTCACGCACAAGACTGGATTATGGCGGCCACACTGCACCGGTACAGGCTGCTCAGTGCCGTCAATTTCCTTGAAAGCAGCTTTTTCGACACGGTATGTACAGCGCTTGGGCTGGGGCCCCGGGAAGTATATCAGCGACTCCATGACAAATACGCCGCCTCCGCCGCCGAAGCGCTGGAAATGCTGGACAAGGCCGAGGCGGACTACCTGATCTTCAAGGCAGAAAATTATTGATACCGGCCGCATAAAATCAAAATGAAGGGAGTGACCGCGATGTGGGATATGCAAAAAGTGCTACAGGCGCTTGTCGACGTCTGGTGCGAGTACAACGCGCCGGGCACGGCATTTGATGTTGTGGTCACGCCCAAGGAGCCGGAGAAAGGAAAAGAATCATGTCAAGCGCAGTAAACCACGCCAAGCGAAGCCACAAGAGCCACGCCAAGCATTTCAACGCCGCCGGACTGCGGCGCATCCAGACCCAGCACCAGCAGGAGAGACGGGGGAGCATCTTCCTCCGACCGGGCTTTTTCAAGGCCCGCCGCGCCGCTCCCGCCGCAAAGCCCGCAAAGGGAGGCAAGGCGGATGCTTAAGCGGCTTGCAGCGGGATTGATTCATCTGCTGGGCGGAAGTACCGCCGAAGAGGTGGAATACATAGAACGGCAGTGGCAAGGGAAGCTTGCGCGCGGGCAAAACCCGCCCTGTACACCGGGCGCGGGCGGCAGCGGCGGGGCCGGGCACACGCCCGCAATGAGCTGGCCGAGCGACGGGCCTTTATTCATTCCCGCCGCACCGGGGCCGCAGCAAACGCTGATAATCACGCCGACCGCGCCCGCGGACAAGCCGACAGCTCCGTTACACAAGGGTACCGAGAGAATGAGCGGGCCGGAACGCCGGGAGCTGGCCCGGGCGGCGGCGCAATGGTGCAAACAGCAAGGCATTGAGGCAAACCCGGAAAACGTTATTTTTTATCTGGACAACGGGGGCCACCTCATCCGTCACGCATAGCGTGACACCTTCCCCTCAAGGGGAAGGCATATAACAGAAAGGAGAACAGCGCATGAACAACATAGGTTATTTTCGGCGGAAGCTCGGACTCACGCAAGCGGAAGTTACCGCCGAACTGAAAAAACAGGATCCCCGCGTGGACGGAAGCATGGTAAGCCGCTTTGAAAACGAGGTGTGCTATCCGACGCCCCGGATCATGCGCTGCCTCTGCAACATCTTCGGCTGTATGCCGGAGGATCTGTACGGTGTGGGGGAACAGGAGTATTTCACGGAGATCGTCACTCCGTCCCCCGTGGAGCCAGAAAGCTTTGATGTGACGGAGCTGATGAGCTATCTGCACTATGGGAAGCAGTTTGCCATCTCCCGCCGGACGCTCTGCGGGCTGCTGGACAAGTCGGACAGGCAGCTTCGCCGGACGATAGAAGAGGCCCGGAACTGCGGCTATGTGATCTTGGCAGACGGAGCGGGCGGCGGCTATTACCTGAGCGACAACGTGGAAGAGATCCACGCATATTACCATCAGGAGCGAGCCCGGGCAATGTCCGTTCTGCGCCGCCTTGGTGCGGTGCGCCGGACGCTGCGGGAAGCGGGCCGGAATGTATGAGAAAAGCCCGGAGAGATCCGGGCGGAAAGGGAAAGAATGAAACTGAAAGTATTGGCCGGGCTGATTAACCGGGCCAAAGAGCTGCTTTTGCTGACACCGGAAGACGGCGGGCCCCAATGGGCCGGAGACGGGCGGGCGCTGTACTGCCTCGAAGGGCTCCCCGCCATGAGCTGCATGGAGCTGCTGAGGATGATGGACATATCCGAGGCCAAGGCGGCCGAAATCGACGCCAAGGCACAGAGCTTTCCGGCCAAGCTGGCCCCGTACATACGTGGGCTGGACACAATGCAGGGGCTGAAAGAGATCATCCCCAGCGACGAGACTTTTACATATAAGGGCGTTACCCTCTGTCCGTTTTATACGCGAGACAACGCGGCGTATCTCTTCCAAAGTAAATATTTGAAACCGCTGGAAAACGCGGACAGGCTGAATTTCTGGCTTGTGAGCCAGAACATGGCCCGTTTTGTAGTGGTCTATGACGGGCTTTTCCCCGTGGCGATGCTGTTTCCGTTCGCAGACGGGAAAGGTGAGGTACTGAACTTCCTGCAAGCCATTGTAACTCGGCTTAAATACACAAGCGCGTGGAGCAACGCGGCAGCGGCGGCAGTACAGGCGGCCACACAGGAGGCCGAAGAATGAGCGGGCCGGACAGAGTGACGGAAGCGGTGTTGTGCATGGACTGTGCCGACCGCCTCCGTGCCGCCGGGTACGCCGCCGCCGAACAGACCGACAGCGGCACCACCGTCGGCAGATGTGAGTTGTGCCAAAACCGGGGATATTTCAGCCGTTACCGCTGTTACAAGCGGGTAAGCGGACGGAAGGAGGCCGGAGAATGAACGAGGCATACAACGTGGATTGTATGGAATATATGCGAACGCTGCCGGACAAGGCTTTCGATCTGGCCGTAGTGGATCCGCCGTATGGGGACGCGGGGACGCAATTCAAAGGGGCAATTTCCGGCCGATTCGGCGGGAAATTTGAAAAATACACGGGGATCCACCGCGTCGGAGGTCAGTGGGCGGGGAAATACGGCACCGCCGCCAAGAATTGGGACATCACGCCTCCCCCGGAATACTTCGCGGAGCTTTTCCGCGTCAGCAAAAATCAGATCATTTGGGGCGGGAATTACTTCGGGCTGCCCGCAACCCGCTGTTTCCTTGTATGGGACAAGATCAACATCAACGAGCAATTTTCAATGTCCATGTGTGAATTTGCATGGACATCCCTGCAGGGCAACGCCAAGATATTCCGCCATGTGCCGCAGGGCCGCCCGGGGCAGCCGCGCATACACCCCACGCAAAAACCGGTTGAACTGTATAAGTGGATATATGCCATGTACGCCCAGCCCGGCGACAAGATCCTTGATACTCACCTCGGCAGCGGATCAAGCCGCATAGCTGCCTATGACATCGGATTAGACTTTGTGGGCTGTGAGATAGATCCGGATTATTTCAAAGCGCAAGAGGCCCGGTATCAGGCGCACATTGCGCAGCACAATTTATTCCTCTGCCCGCCATGAGCGGGCATATATCCCGGCGTGGTGTAATTGGCAGCACATCAGGCTTTGACCCTGACAGTGCCGGATCGTTCCCGGTCGCCGGAGCCAGATTTATATTTTGAGTCAAAAGGTGGTGGAGAAAATGAAAGAGTGTACATGGCTGATGCTTGAGGTCTGTACTAATGACGGATGTCCAGTGTGCGCCGACTTCTGCCCGGTAACAGACTATTTTGAGATCTGCAAGCACTATGAGCCCGGAAAAGCAGAAACGGGAACTTTGCCGGATAGCCGCTGGCTATTCAGCAGCATTCAGGATCCGAAATTCCGAATCTGTCCGGACTGCGGAAATTCATTTGCAATAGCCCGGCCGCAGGAGCATTACAATTTCTGCCCGTGCTGCGGAAAGCTCAAAACGAATGAGCCGTGAGGTGGACATGGGCAGACATTACGAGAGCGCAAACGCGATTTGCCCGTTTTACGCGGCAGAAAAAGAGATGACCATAAGATGCGAGGGGCCGGAAGCCAACAGCATGACCGAGGTAACTTTTCGCAGCCCCGGAAAGAAAGAATCCTATAAAAGCCGCTATTGCGAATGCATGAAGTGGCAGCGCTGCCCGCTGGCCCGTGGCCTTTGGAGCAAATATTGATAAGGAGGCGGAGTATATGAAAGTCAAAAAGCGGATATTCGCGGGGACGACCTGCGACCAGATCATATACTCCACCGCCAGCGGCAGACCCGCGGGCCGGGCCCGGCTGCGCTTTCGCTCAGAGGCAGAGCGGGCGGAACACCGCCGCCAGATCGCCCGCCGCCACCACGCGGCGCTGATAAATGCCAATTTTACGCCTGCGGGGTACTATTGCACATTTACGTTTTCCCCCGAAAACGAGGTGCATACGCTGGGAGATGCCCGCCGGGAGCGGGCCAATTTTCGCCGCCGCCTACTATATAAAAATAGAAGCGCAAAAATAAGCATCTACATAGGCCGCGGGAAATCCACGCACAGGATCCATTTCCACGCCTTTATTGAGGGCATGGACAAAGCGGACATTGCCCGGGCATGGACGGGCGGCGGCGTTATCCAGATCAAGCCTTTGCGCCGGAACAACAAAAACGCATTTGGCGTGGACGTGGGAACAGATTTTACGGCCGTAGCGAATTACTGCTTTGACCATTGGACGCCTGAGCAGGGCGGGCATTATTACTCGCGGACAAACAACTTTGATATGCCGGAAGAAGAAGCGCCCAAAGAGTGCCGCCGGGAGTACAGCCCGGAGCATCCGCCCATCGCGCCCAAGGGCTATACATACATCTCAGCCTATGTTACGCCCTACGGCTACGCCTGTTATCACTATGTGCAGTTGCCGCAAAAACGTAAATATGAGAAACGACAGCCTTGACCGGACTCAGCCGGTCGGGTGAAGCCTTGTATATGTGTAAAGTTAGAAAACGAAAGAAGGTGCAGAATGAAAAAGTCAAAGGCCGGGCTATCTCCGGCGCTGAAGAATTTCATTGAGTGGCAGCTTGAGCATTATCATGAGACCCGCCGCCAGCTCAAAGAGTATGAGATGGATCTCATGCCGTCGAATACTCCGGCTTACTCACTTTCCGCTGCCGGACATAGCGGCGAAAATCGCCCGACCGAAAATGTCAGTTTCAAACTGTTGAGCGATGTTTATATCCAGCAGTCAATCAGGACGGTCAACGCCATTGAGCGGGTGCTTGCCAAACTCAGCGGAGAGGACACAAAACTCATCGGGCTTGTGTATTGGCGAGGAAGTCATTCCGTGGCGGGGGCGGCGCTGGCCCTGCACATGTCATCGGCAACTGCTTACCGGAAAGTCAACGGGATCCTTGCGGCCATCGCGCAGGAATTGGGCTATGTGTCAATCTGAGAAAAACATGAGAAAAAACGGACTTAAACCGGCGGTAAAATGCTACCGTGATAAATCGCGGACAGCAGACAGCCACCGAGCGGGCGCGTCTGCTTTTCTTTTGTGAGCTATGAAAAATTCAAGGCGGGAAGAATATCGGCGGCTTTGTCGGAGCTGCCGAGAAGCATACGAAAGCGCCGGGTATTCCGTGCGGAAGATCTGGACGGACTACCGGGACAATTGCGATATTTGCCACGGCCCGGCGTGGCTTTATGCCATTGCGGAGCGGGGGCCGGATGAAAGACTACGCGCGGAAACTGTACAGCTCAAAGGCGTGGAAAGAGGCCCGGACGGCCTACGCCAAAAGTCGCGGCGGCCTGTGCGAAAGATGCCTCAGAGCGGGGCTTATCGTTCCGGGGGAGATCGTCCATCACAGGCAGCACATCACGGCCGCAAACGTGGATAATCCGGCCATAACATTGAGCTGGGAGAACTTAGAGCTGGTCTGCCGTGAGTGCCACGCCGCGATCCATGAGCGAGACATTCACGGAGGCCGAAAAAATCAAAAAAAGCGCTATATCGTCAGCGCGGACGGGAAAATCTCCGCCGTCGACGCCCCCCCTTAGCCGGATGTGTTCCGCCTCTGGGGGCACCGGTGCGGCGGGGGCAAGAATTCCTCTCCGCGGGCGCGCGAGGGGGGTGTTGGTGTGGCGAAAGCAGCAAAGAAAACCAGAATCAAAAAGAGATATGAGGAAGTGGCCGGATTGTTCCGGGAATTGCCGGAAAACCAATTCAGGCTGATCGAGCCGCAGATCAGGGACGAGGCATTTTTGCTTGTGTCGCTGGAAGATATGCGCGTAGCCATCAACGCCGCCGGATACACCGACAACTACAGAAACGGGAGTGAGCAGAACGGCGAGAAAGTGAGCGCGATGCTGCAGGCATACAACCAGACGGAAAAGCGCCACACGGATCTTGTCGAAAAGCTTTTTGCAAAGCTGCCGCCGAAGAGCGGGCCGGGAAAGCTGGACGCATTTTTGAGCGGCGAATGAGCGGGCCGGAATGGATAATTACATTTTTGCCTATTACCAGCAGATCCTTGACGGGACGGTTATCGTTGGCCGTTGGATCAGGCTGGTTTTTGAGTACCTGATACAAGGACTTGAAAACAAAACTTTTTTCTTCGACCAGAAAAAGGCAAATAAAGCAATCAAATTCATTGAAAATTTTTGCCACCATTGCGAAGGGCGAAACGACTTGCTCAAGTTGGAGCTGTGGCAAAAGGCCATTGTTTCCGCCATATTTGGCATTGTGGACGCACAGGGGCTGCGGCAATTTCGGGAGATCGTCATTATCATGGCCCGGAAGCAGGGTAAAAGCCTGTTGGCGTCGGCAATCGCAGATTACTGCCTCTATGCTGACGGAGAATATGGCGCAAGGATATTTTGCGTAGCTCCGAAGCTTGATCAGGCCGATATAATTTACTCCGCTATCTGGCAGACCGTAGCCAATGAGCCGGAGCTTGCAGCCATGACCAAGCGCCGCAAAACAGATTATTACGTGGAGGGCACAAACTCCACCGTCAAAAAGATAGCTTTCAACGCCAAAAAGTCAGACGGATTCAATCCCTCGTTGGCAGTATGCGACGAGTTTGCAGCATGGCCCGGAGACCCGGGCATAAAGCAATATGAAGTTATGACCTCTGCGCTGGGCGCGAGAAAACAGCCGCTTATTTTGGCCATAAGCACAGCCGGGTATATCTCCGAGGGCATTTATGACGAGCTGACAAAGCGGGCCACCCGCTTTCTGCTGGGAGACAGCAAGGAACGGCGGCTTTTGCCCTTTTTGTACATGATAGACGATCCGGCCAAATGGAACGACATAAACGAGCTGCGGAAATCAAATCCGAATATGGGCGTGTCCGTCTCCGTCTCTCACTTGCTTGAGGAAATCGCCATAGCGGAAGGCAGCTTTACCAAGAAGGCGGAATTTCTCTGCAAATATTGCAACATCAAGCAATCCTCCGCACTGGCGTGGCTGTCGGCGCAGACGGTGGAAAAAGCCAGCGGCCCGGCCCTGAACATTGCAGACTTCCGGAGTCATTATTGCGTTGGCGGAATTGACCTATCACAGACCCGCGACCTGACGGTCTGTCTTGTGATAATCGAAAAAGCCGGGGAGCTTTACGTTTTCGCGAAATTCTTTCTCCCGGCTGAGAAAATCGAAGAAGCCACCGAGCGGGACGGGCTGCCATACGCGAAGTACATTGAGCGGGGGGTATTGCAGCCCAGCGGCGAAAACTACGTTGACTATCACGATTGTTACAATTGGTTCACCGAGCTTGTACAGAAATATGAAATACTCCCTTTGCAAGTGGGATATGACCGCTACAGTGCACAATATCTTGTCCAAGAGATGAAACAATACGGCTTTCATCTGGACGATGTATATCAGGGAGATAACCTGTGGCCGGTGATACAGGAAACTGCCGGGCTGCTGGAAGACGGGAAGATACACATAGGGGACAACGACCTCCTGAAAGTGCATTTGCTCAACAGTGCAATAAAAATGAACACTGAGCGGGGGCGAGGCCGCCTTGTGAAGATCAACCCCGCAGACCACATTGACGGCACGGCGGCGCTTTTGGACGCCATGACCGTGCGGCAGAAATGGGCCGCAGAAATAGGCGAACAACTCAAAAATGCGAGGTAAAAACACATGGGCCTTTTTGACCGAGTTTTCAGACCGGATAAAGCAAAAGAATCAGAAAAAGCTTTGCGCGAGGCGCAAGGCTTTTTTACTGCCCTGACGGCATACCGGCCCGCCTTCACTTCATGGGACGGGGCAATATACGAGCATGACCTTGTACGTTCGGCAATTGACGCCCGGGCGCGCCATTGCTCCAAGCTCAAGATCGAGCTTGTGGGCGCGGCGAAGCCCAAGCTTCAGACCAAGCTGAGAGCGGGCCCCAACCAATGGCAGACATGGAGCCAATTTATGTACCGCACCAGCACGATCCTCGACGCAACCAACACCTGCGTTATTGTTCCGGTTTTTGATGATGACATGATCATAACCGGATACATTCCCGTTTTGCCGCACAAAACCGAGGTCATTGATTACCGGGGGGAGCCGTGGCTAAAATTCCATTTTGCCCACCGGCGCACCGGGGCCGCCAAAATGAGTGAGGCGGCCATTCTGACAAAATTTCAGTACGAGGACGATTTTTTCGGCAGCTCAAACAAAGCCCTTGACGAGACGATGAAGCTAATCCATGTGCAAAATCAGGGCATTGAGGAAGCTGTCAAGAACAGCGCTACTTATAGGTTTATGGCGCAAGTTTCCAACTTCTCCACGGCGGAAGATCTGGCGAAAGAGCGGCAGCGCTTCACGGTAAAGAACCTGAGTGCAGAGGCGGAAGAGACCGGCGGCATTCTGCTTTTCCCCAACACTTACGCCAACATAAAGCAGATTGACCAGACAGCATACACCGTGGACGCCCAGCAGCGGGCAAACATCAATGAAAACGTTGACCGATATTTTGGCGTAAACATGAAGATCATGACCAACAGCGCCAACGGCGACGAGCTTGACGCCTTTTACAACGGAGCTATAGAGCCGTTTTCAATCCAGTTTTCCGAGGCAATGACCAAAGCGATCTACTCAGAACAGGAAAGAAACCGGGGCAACGCCCTGATAAGCAGCGCCAACAGACTGCAATATATGAGCGTGTCCGCCAAAGTAAGCATGGCGCAGCAGCTTGGAGACCGCGGCGCGATCATGATCGACGAGATCAGGGAGCTGTTTAACTATCCGCCCTTGCCTAACGGCGAGGGCCAGAGGGCACCTATCAGAGGCGAATATTACATGGTCGGGGAGGAAACGACAAATGAGCAATAAAATAAGGCGTGATTTTGCCTGCGAGATGCGGGCAGCACAGGACGCCGAACGGGGCAGCTACATAGAGGGCAGCCCTATTGTGTACGGCGTCTACGCCGATATTGGCGGAATGTATCAGGAGATCATTGAGCCGGGAGCGCTGGACAAAGCCGATCTTCGGGATGTGCGTCTGCTGGTCAACCACAATTTCAGCATGATCCCGCTGGCCCGGAGCCGCCGCAACAATCCCAACAGCACCATGCAGCTCATAACCCATGAGCGGGGCATGGACATAAAAGCAGGGCTGGATACCGAACGCAACGCCACAGCCCGGGAAGCTTATTCAGCGGTCGACAGGGGTGACATCACCGGGATGTCATTCGTGTTTTTTGTAGGTGATGAGGCGTGGGAAAATCTCAACAGCGATTATCCCACCCGCCGCATCAAATCCTTTGACCGAGTGCTTGAGGTCAGCATCGTTACTGACCCCGCATACAGCCAGACAAGTGTTGAAGCCCGCAACGCGGACGCCACGGCGCTGGAGAGCGCCCGGGCAGCGCTGGAGAGCGCAAGGGCCGCAGCCGCGAGGACGGCCATGCTTGCCGACATGGAAAAAAGAATCGAAAAAATTGGAGGAAAGTAAAAATGACTCTGGAACAGATCAAAAACATGGACATTCAGGAGGTGCGCAGCCGCACCGAGGAGATCGCCGCCGAAATGCGCGGCGACAGCGCCGACATTGAGGCCCTTAACACCGAACTGGAAGCCCTCGAAGCCCGCCACAACGAGCTGAAAAAGGCCGCCGAAAGCCGCGCCGCTGCCGTCAAGGCCGTGGTGGGAATGAGCGGCAAGGCAGTCGCTCAGGAAGAGAAGAAGCCCGGCAATGCTGAGATCCGCAACAGCGAGGCATACATCAATGCCTATGCCAACTATATCAAGACCGGCAAGGCCGCCGAGTGCCGCGCCCTGCTGACCGAAAACGCCGGCGGCGGCACCGTCCCCGTCCCCGAATTTATCGAGGAGCGCATCCGCACAGCGTGGGACAACGAGCCTATCCTCGCGAGGGTAAGCAAAAGCTATTACCGGGGCAATCTCAAGATCGGCTTTGAGATCACCGGCGATGACGCCCATGTCCACGCCGAAGGCGACATGGAGAACCTGCCCCCCGAGGAAGAGCTGACCCTCGGCATCGTCAATCTGGTGCCCGAGACCATCAAAAAGTGGATCACTATTTCCGACGAGGTCATGGATATGGCAGCCCGCGAATTCCTCGAGTATATCTATGACGAGCTTGCCTACAAGATCGCCAAGAAGGCCGCCGACAATCTGGTACAGCTCATCGCCACCCGCGCCGCTACCAGCACCGCTACCAGCGTAGGCGTGGCAGCGACCACCGGCGCTGTGGCCGCCAACACCATCATTAATGCCGAGGCTCTGCTTTCTGACGAGGCCATCAATCCCGTAGTGATCATGAATAAGCAGACTTGGGCCGCTTTCAAGGGTATTACCACCGGAGACGGCTATCTTCTGGCCGATCCCTTTGACGGGCTGGACGTGCTGTTCAATAACAGCCTCCCCGCCTATTCTGCCGCTACCAGCGGGCAGACTTATGCAATTGTCGGCAGCCTTGAGACCGGCGCACGCATCAACTACCCCGCCGGTGAAGAAATCAAGTTTGTCTTTGATGAGACCTCCCTCGCGGAGAAGGATCTTGTCAAGATCGTGGGCCGCAGACTGGCCGCAATGGACATTGTGGCCCCGGGCCGCTTTGTCAACATCAAGAAGCCCGCATGATCGTAAAGCTCACGAGAGCTGCACGAATTCCGCACGAAGCCGGAGAGATCGTTGAGGTCTCTCCGGACTTTGCGCATATCCTTTTCTCTCAGGGTGCAGCGGTCGGAATGACGGACGGAGAAAAGGACGAAATGCCCGGCGAGACTGACGGTGTTGCCGAGACTGACGGCGCTGCCGAAATGCCCACGACCAAGCCCAAAACCAGAAAGAAAGGCTGATAAATCATGCTCACAGCCGTCAAAATGGCGCTGCGAATCAGCACCGCCGCCTATGATGACCAATTGAATATGCTCATCTCCGCGGCGCAAGCAGACCTCGGAATCGCGGGCGTGAAAGTGCCGGAGACACTAACGGAGATCGTAAAAGTAGCGATATGCACCTATTGCAAGATACATTTTCCGCTGGATCTGGGTGTGGACTATGACCGGCTGAAGCGCTCTTATGACGAGCAAAAGGCCCAGCTTAGTATGGCAACGGGGTACACATCATGGCAATAAGGCGGAACGATGTGTTAACCCTTGTCAGCTCCAATATGCAGCGCAACCAATACGGCGTCTTTATATCGCAGCCGACGGAGCGGGCGGTATTCTGCCGCGTGGAGAGCGTTTCAGCGGCTGAATTTTATGAGGGCGGGCGTTCCGGGCTGAATCCGGAATACAAGTTTATTGTTTTTGGTGCGGATTACGCCGGGGAAGGCGTTTGCAAATTCGCAGGAGAACAGTTTGCAATCTACCGAACTTACCGGACGGGGGATTACATGGAACTGTACGCGGAGCGGAAAGGCGGCACAAATGGCCCGGCTTAAAAAAGTAAGCCCTGATATGCTCGGGGAAGCAATAAAGCAAGCGCTGGACGAATACGCCATCGACACGGCCAAAGACCTCGGCGAAGTGGCCAAGGAATTGGGCGAAAACGCCCGGAGATTGCTGCGGGAGACCTCCCCGAAAAATACGGGAGAATACGCCAAAAGCTGGCGCATAGAGGTGGAAAACACAAGGCTTGGAAGTCTGGTAACAGTCTATTCCACGAAGCCCGGGCTCCCGCATCTGCTGGAAAACGGCCACGCGCTGCGAAATGGCGGCCGGGCTCCGGCAATACCGCACATTGCGCCGGTCGCCGAAGGAATTGACGAGAAATTTTTGAAGGAAGTGGAGGCGAGGCTGTCATGAACGGGATCGAACTGGCGGAGTTTATCGCCTCTCTGGGCGTACCCTACGCCTATTATCAATTCACGCGGGAAACGGCGGTACCGCCGCCCTTTATTTGCTACTACCTCGCCAGCAGCGACGATTTTGCCGCCGACGGCGAAAATTATGTGAAGATCCGGCAGCTTGTGATAGAGCTGTACACGGCCGAAAAGGATTTTGAGCTTGAAGCCCAGATGGAAGCAGCTTTAAGCGCCGCGGGAATATTTTACAGCCGTGTGGAAACGGCCATCGAAAGCCAGCAAATGTACATGGTGACATACACAAGCGAAATCTTATTTAAGTGAGGGAATAAAAATGCCTGAAAACAAAGTGCAATTTAACATCAAGAACGTCCATTATGCCGTACAGAGCGTGTCCGAAGGCGGCGCTGTAAGCTGGGGGACGCCTGTCGCTGTTCCCGGCGCTGTTTCCCTTAGCCTTGACGCCGCGGGCGAGATTACGCCTTTTTACGCTGACGGAATTGTTTATTACAAGTCCGCAGCAAACAACGGCTATGAAGGAGACCTTGAAATGGCCCGCTTCCCCGTGCAGATGCTTCAGGACATCTGGAAGCAGGTCATGGACACGAACAATGTGCTGACCGAAAACAGCAACGTGGAGTTTGCCAACTTCGCCCTGCTGTTCCAGATTGACGGTGATCTGGATAACGAGTACTACCTCCTTTACAACTGCGCAGGAACCCGGCCGGGCATCAACGCGACCACCAACACAGACACCAAAGAGCCCAACACCCAGACCAGCACCATCAGCGCCACGCCGCTGGCTGACGGCCGCATTATGGCCCGCACCACCGGCGAGACCGACAGCGCCACCAAAGAAGCGTGGTTTAACACGGTGTATCAGGAGGGCTAAACATGGAAAAGACCGTTAACGTAGGCGGTCAGGCTGTGAGAATGAGGGCCAGCGCCCTCATTCCCCGGCTTTATCGCTTCACCGTGGGCCGCGACATGATCGCGGATATGAGGACTCTGCAAAAGAGCTATCAAAAAATTCTTGAACTTCCCGCAAATGCCAGCGAGGAAGAGCGGGCCGACGCACAGTTTTCTGTTCTGGATCTAACCATATTCGAAAACGTGGCGTGGTGCATGGCCAAACAAGCAGACGCGACAATACCAAATTCCCCTGATGCATGGCTTGACAGCATCGAGGGGATTTTCAGCATTTATGAAGTTTTGCCTGAGATCCTTGACCTCTGGCAAGCCAGCATACAGACCACCAGCACAGCAAGAAAAAAGTAAGAACGACAACGCGTGAAAACAACGGAGCCATCTTCATGCTGAGATGCGCCGAGTTGGCGTTGTCGGATGAAGCCTTGAACAGCATGACGGTCGGCATGGTTTACGATATGTACACCGAGCGGGCCAATGACCAAGAAAAATACCCATACAAAGCAACACAGGAAGATATATATACATTCTTCGGCCGGAGGTGATCAAGTGGCCGGAAAAATCAGAGGCATAACCATTGAGATAGGCGGAGACACAAGCGGCCTTGTAAAATCCCTAAAAGGCGCGGACAAGCAGATCGCCAGCACTCAAAAGCAGCTCAAGGACGTGGAAAAGCTGCTGAAAATGGATCCGACCAACACGGAACTGCTGGGCCAGAAGCAACGCCTCCTTGGCCAATCCGTTGAGCAGACCAAAAGCAAGCTTGAAGAGCTGAACAAAGCTCAGAAAGAGATGGACGCGCAGGGCGTCAACAAAAACTCCGAGCAATACATGGCACTGAGGCGCGAGATCATGGCCACGGAAAACAGCCTTGACGATCTGGAAAAAGCCGCCGCCCGGTCAAACGTGACTCTCTCCAAGATCGGGGCCGTGGCCGGAGAAATCAGCGAAAAAGCGGGGAAAGTCTCCACCGCGACACGAGGAATTTCCACGGCGGCCGGTGCGGGGCTGACCGGCATTGTAGGCATGGCCATGAACGCGGCCGCAATGTCCGACGACCTGAACACCCTCGCAAAACAAACCGGCTTTACCACGGAAGATATCCAAAAAATGCAGTACGCCGCAGACCGGATCGACGTATCAATGGAGACGATAACCGGCAGCGCGGCCAAAATGACCCGGCAGCTCATTGACAACGAGGACAAATTCACGGCGTTGGGCGTGGCCACCCGCGGAACTGACGGCAAGATGCGGACAACCAGCGAAATTTTTTATGACACCTTGGAAGCACTCAGCAAAATCGAAAACGAGACCGAGCGGGACACGCTGGCGATGGACATTTTTGGCCGCTCCGCCAACGAGCTGGCGGGCGTGATCGATGACGGCGGGGCTGCGCTGAGGGCCTACGGCAAAGAGATGGAAAGCCTCGGACTTGTGATAAGTCAAGAAACCTTGGACGAACTCAACGCCGTCAATGATCAAATTGACAAGATAAAAGCTCAGGCCATCGCCACACTGGCCAAATCCGGAGCCACGGCGCTAAAAGCGCTAACCCCGATCATCGAAAAGGTGGTCGGGGCGCTGGACGCTGTTTTTAAAAAAATCGCCCTGCTAAACCCCCAGCAGATACAGACCCTTATGACGGTTCTGGCGGTCGTGGCGGCTATCTCTCCCGTGGCGGGCATTATCAGCAAAGTAGCCGGGGCAATATCGGCACTTATGCCGATTGTCAGCGCATTGTGGACGCTGCTGGCGGCGCACCCGATTATACTGATAATCGCGGCAATCGTGGCAGTAATTGCCGCGTTTGCGCTTTTCGGGGATGAGACAAAAGCGATACTAAGCGACCTCGACGCATGGATGCAAAGTGTTTTCCTGCAGGACATGACCCAAATCTTCGGGCCGGATCTTGGCGGGGCGGTCAATCTTTTCCTCCAAACAATTTATGATTTGTGGGCCGGAGCCAAAGGGATCCTTGAGGGACTGATTACGTTTGTGCAAGGCGTTTTCAGCGCGGATTGGGAGACCGCGTGGAGCGGGATAACCCAAATCCTCGAAGCTTTGGGAACAACGTTTGAATCCATAGGTCAGCGCATCCTGACGGCCGGTGTGGAAACATTGCTTTGGCTGGGAACAATTTTTGTCACGGCGTGGACAAGTGCCAGCGAGACAATAACAGAGGCGTGGGGCGCCCTCACAACGTGGATCAGCGAGAAGTGGACAGAGATCAAAACCACATTTGAGGCTGTCAAATCTTATCTCACGGAGACCCTTGTGACGGCGTGGACAAGCGCCATTGACAGCATCAAAGAGACCGTGACCGGCTGGGCAACGCTGATCGGCGAAAAGTGGGCAGAAATCAAGGAAACATTCACCGCGATAACGGACTATGTGGGGACAACCTTTTATGATGCGTGGAACACGGCGTGGGAAGGCATTAAGTCAATTTTTAGCGGCGTGTTCTCCGGCCTCGCCGGAATTGCCGAAGGAGCAATTAACGGAGTAATAACGATCATCAACGGGGCCATTGATAAGATCAACACGCTCATAGGCCTGATCAACAAAATCCCCGGCGTAGATATCAGCACAATCGGAACCATCGGGGAATTTTCCATTGACGGCGCGGCAGCCAACGGCGGCACATTTTCCCGTGGGAATATCCTTGTGGGAGAAAACGGCCCGGAGGTAATGACCGTGCAGGGCGGCCGGGCAACGGTCACCCCGCTGACCGGCAGCGGGGCCAATCACACGGTTCTGGGCCCGGGCAGCCTCGGCGGGCTCTCTACAAACGTCAACATCGAATTCAGCGGCAGCCTCGCGCAGCTGGCCCATGTGCTTACACCGGCGATCAAAGCGGAAACAGTAAGAGTGGGCCCGGCGCTCGTTAACTGAGAAGGGGAAAAAATGAAGCTGATAATTGACAGTATCGAATACCGGGTAAATGTAGTTTATCCGACGCACGAAGTAAATTTTGCCGTCCTGAGCGGGCAAAACGCCGGGACGGCAATCAACTTTTCGGACATCAGCGACGTGGGGGCCACGACCTATACCCATCAAATGCAAATTGAGCCGGACGAAAGATTTCCGGCGGACTTTGACGCCCTTGTCTGGGCCTTGAGTGCCCCTGTTGCAAGCCATAAAGTGACGCTGCCCTTCGCGCAGGGCGAACAAGAATTTCAGGCCAAAATAAGAGCCGGAAAAATCGTAGACCACGGAACACAGGGCGGCTTTCGCCGCTGGCGGGGCCTGAGCGTCAGCTTCACACCGATCACGCCGCAGAGGACGGAAACATGACGGATAACAAAATAATCATTGGGGCGAATATCAATTCGCCCCTTTTCCAGTTTGATAATTCCCAGATCGTGAGCATCACCGGCCAGCTCTCCACCGACTTGATAGCTGACTCACTGAGCATTGACCGGCTGGATCCGATCTGTTACCAAAAATATTTAGTCCAGAGGATTTTCAAACCCACGGATTACAGCGCCATCCGCACCGCGGACGGCAAGATATTATGTGGGCATTGGACGGATGACCCGGAAAAAATCCCGTATGGAACGCCGCTGAGCTACTACCACGGCGGGAATCTCTTCGCCAGAATGTACGTTGAGGGGGCAGCCCGGAAAACGAAAAACACATGGCAGATCTCAGCCATGAGCCTGATCGGCATTTTTGACAAGCAAGAGCATTCCGGCGGCGTGTTTTTCGGCGAGACGTTTGCCAACATCGTGGCCGATATTTTTGGCGGCACGGCGGGAACGGCCAGCGGCGGAATGGTAACGGTCTCCGGCGGCGTCGAGGCCGTAAAAATAAGCGAGAGACTGGCAGCCGTCAAATGTTATGGCTGGCTGCCTTACGCGACAAAAAGAGAAAACCTCCATCAATTGCTTTTTGCAACCGGAGCAAGCTTGAGCCGGGACAGCGGCTATAATATCATTTTCGATTTTCTATCAGATCTGACCTCGGCCGAAATTGAAGACGGGCGGATCTACATGGAGGGCGGAACAAACAGCACCGCGGGCGTTACCGGCGTTGAAGTGACAGAACACACATTCCAGTGGGTGCCGGGAAACGACGAAATTGAGCTGTACAACAACACCGATGTTTATACATCGGCAGCGGATCAAGTCAAAGTGATTTTTTCCGAGCCGGTAAAGGTGGACACCGTCCGGGCCGACGGCGGCCTGAGCATCGTAGATGTCGGGGCGAACTTTGCCATTGTCAGCGGCAAAGGCACCTTGCATGGCGTCCCGTATGTGCATCTGACCCGTTTGGTGTCTAAGCACAAAGAGACCACCGCCCCGCCGAACATTAAAACCGTGACCGGAGCAACATTGATCTCACCGCTCAACAGCGAGGCCGTCACGGCCAGACTTTTTGATTTTTACACCGAAAGCAAAAAAATAACCGGTGCGGTCGTCAGCCAAGGCGAACGGCCCGGCAATCAATACGACCTCAAAAACGCATTTGGTGAGCCGGTCACGGCGATCATGACAGATATGAGCGTCAACGTGAGCGGGATAATCAAAGGCTCGTTTGAGGCCGTCGCGGGATTCACCCTCCGGCACGTCGGCAACAACTACAACACCAACAATTTTTTTACAACGCAAACAACGTGGATCGTGCCGCAGAGTATACGGCAGTCCGATTTTCCCTTTGTCCGCTTTGCAATGGTGAGCGGGGGAGCGGGCGGACAAGGCGGCGAGGGCGGACAACAGGGCAGGGGATGCTTTTTTGATTCCAACGATGGAACGTACAAGGGAACCGGCAGCGGCCCGGGCGGCGTCGGAGGCCCGGGCGGCCTCGGCGGCAGCGGCGGCCGGGTATTGGCCGTTGCCCGGCTGAACGTTGAAAACGTAAACAAGCTGGTTTTTTCTCCGGGTGCTGGCGGCAAGGGCGGCGCTGGCGGCAGGGGCGGATATAACGACACCACCGCGGACTATACCGCCGCCGGAGACGGGCAGCCCGGCACGGACAGCACATTGACGCTGTACAACGATGACGGCGGAATCATTGCCGTCTACTCCACCGCCAGCGGCAGCATTTTGCCGTTTGGCGTGGCCGATGTTACCCGCAACACGGTTTTCGGGCTTGCCGGCGTTGCCGGGACGTCCGGGGCCAACGGCGGAGAAGGCGGCGTAGCCTCTCCCGGCGCGGACGGACTCCCCGGCGGGGATGTCGGTCAATGGAAAGGCGGAGCGGGAAGCCCCGCGGGCTATGCCGCGCACAATGACGGACAGGGCATGATGGAGGCAATGGCGGGCGGCGCTGGCGGCGGCGGAGCCGCAAAAGGAGCCAACGGCGCTGACGCGATATCTCCGGGCATGGCCTCTTATCAGCAATATGTCTGGGGCGGCAACGCCGGGAACGGAGCCAGCGCCACGCCCGGGCCGACAACGCCAAGCATTTACGGGCAAGGCGGAGACGGCGGAGACGGCGGCGGGGGCGGCGGCAGCGGCGGCGCTCAAAACTGGACGCCGATAACCTCGGGCGTCAAGGACGGCACCCCCGGCAGCGGAGGCAACGGCACGGCCGGAGCGGACGGAGCTGGCGGGTGTATGTTTCTATATTCTGCTTGAGGAGGACATCATGGCAAACCACTACATTACAGTAGACAGCGAAAGCCGAGTTATCGACGGCTTTTCGGACGCGTTCAAGTGGCCCACAGAGACAGACATATTACTGCGGGAGGACGCCCCGGAGATCTTCGGCCTTTTCGGCAATGATCCTGGGCGGCCTCTGAGTTTCCTCAGCCAAGGCGTGGAAATATGGCTTTACAAATGGACGGGCCAGCGCGTGGAGCAGAGGACACAGACCGAAATCAACGCCGATTTGCCAACAGTGCCATATTCCCCGACAGTAGACGAAAGAATAGCTGCCAACACCTATGACATCGAAACACTCAACATGGCAATGGACATTTTACTTTCGCCGGAGGCTTAAAAAATGGACGAACTGACATTTTACAACTCAATACACACCGGGGCGGAAATTGACAGGGGAGTGACCGGCGGGATCAACGCCCTGAGAATTGACGCCGCCCCGCAAGCCCTGACCGAAGCGGAGAAAAAGCGCGTCCGGGAACGGTTGGGGATCCAAGGCAACAGTTTTGAGATCGCCGGATATTTTGCCACACTTGCCGCACTTCAGGCGGCAGTTACAAACCCGGCCCCCGGTGCGGCTTACGGCGTCGGCAGCGCCCCGCCGTACAACATATATGTTTGGGACGGCATCAATGAGGTGTGGGTAAACAACGGCCCGATAAGCGCTGAGGGCATAAGCGCCTACGACTACGCAGTTTCCGGCGGCTACACCGGCAGTGAAACAGATTTCATGCAAGCAATGAGTCAGTTTCCGGAGCATCACACACGGCACGAGGCAGGCGGCGCGGATGAGATCAGCATCACCGGCGCCATGATAGCCCCCGGCAGCGTCACACGAGTCAAGCTTGCCAACGATGCGCTGTATAGCCCGGTGGTGAACGTCACAACTGAAACTTATTCGCTGACGGCTGCTGACTACGGCAAGACACTTTTCATTAATGCTTCGGGGGAAGATGTTGTTATAGACATTACTGAAGCGTTTTCGGAAAGCTGCCCCGCTGGCGTGGAATTTGCCGCTTTCGTCTTTGCCGCTAACACAGTGAAAATCATGTTTGCCGGGATTAGGGTCTTTATCGCAGGAGAACAGCAGCTTGGAAGCGCAACGGGCAGCGGCGCAGTGCTTATAACTCAGCCGTCTGGCATGGTCGGCATTAAAAAGCTGTACTCAAATCCAAGTTATGGCGATGTGTGGACGATTACCGGCAACGTGGAGGTGGTCTCATGATATTTGTGCTGAGCGGCGGCGGGACAAAGCTCTTTGCCGCTATCTGCGTCACATACCCGGCAGGAGCCACTTGTACATGTACAGGCAATGACAAGACATGGACAGCACCAGACACGGCCGGGCAATGGGTGTTCGCGATCCCGAAAACCGGGACTTACACCGTTGCCGCCGGTGGCAAGAGCAAAGTTGTGACCATAAACGCACAGGGGCAAGGCGTTTTTGTCAATCTGAGCGGAATCCAGCTTTTTTCAGATGGCACCGACAACACGGCAGTGACCGGGGGCTGGACAGCGACAGGCAACAATGTCAGCGCCTCAAGTGTGAGCATTGCCTCTGGGCTGCTCACGTTCCAAAATGTTGCCGGAGCCTCCGACAATGGTCAGTGGTATGTTGGGCCAAAAAACAAGATCGAACTGTCTGATTACAACATCCTCCGCGTACAGATCAGCAGCCTTGGGGCCAGCAATAATCAATACATCGGGATCGCCGCAAGCCAGACGTATGCGGCCATCGTGGGCGGCGAAAACAAGTTGACCGCCAACACTCCCGGGCTCTACGAGCTGGACATTTCCGCCTTGCAAGGCTCGTTTTATGTCGGCTTCGCGAGTTATCAAAATACCGCCAGCAACTATAAAGCCACCTTTGCCTTGTGGGAACTGGCGAACTGAGGAGGAAAACCATGCCGGGAACGATTGACCGGGCCGCGCTGCTGGCCCGCTGCCGGGAATATAAAGCCCGGACACAAACCCTCGAAGCGGAAAACGCAGATCTCAAAGCGGCGCTTGAACAATTCGGCGTTGTTGATGAGGAGGATGCCGCAAATGAACAAATGGACTGAGAACAAATGGACTGAGCGGGCGGCGGCAGTTGTCAGCGAGACTGGAGCCGCCTTGCAATTGGTTTTTGACGAGGTGCCGCGAGGGCAGCAAAAGCAGCTTGTCAAAAACCCGGAAATCAAAGCGGTTTTTGACCGCTTTGGCGTTGTGTATGAGGATGACAACGCCAAAAAGCACAGCGGGCTTTTGACGGAGGAATAAAAAATGAGCATACAAACGATATACGTCCAGCTCGTGAGCGCCGGAATGAGCCCTGTTGGGGCCTGCACCCTGATGGGCAATATGCAGGCCGAAAGCGGCATGAAATCCAATAACGTGGAAGATCGGAGCGGGATGGACGACGCGGAATATACCGCAATGGTTGACGCTGGCGGGTATGATTTTGTCACAGACAATGGCGGACACTTCGGGTACGGCCTGTGTCAGTGGACGTACGGCCCCCGAAAAAGGAAACTGCTGGAATTTGCCAAAAGCCGCGGCGTATCTATTGGAGATGAGCAAATGCAAGTTGATTTTGCTTTGTGGGAACTCCAAACAGAGCCGGAGTACGCCGAACTTTGGTCGTACCTCCGCAGCGCAAAAGGCGTAGCGGAGGCCGCCGGGCGCGTCTGCCGGGAATACGAAAAACCAGAGGTCAACAACATCAAAGCCCGTGCCGCTTACGCAAATCAATTTTTTATGGCGCTGGGCGGTATGGCGGTCACACCGGCCGCGCCCGACACGGAGCCGATAACGGCCGCCGCATACTGGCCGCCCCGAACGCTTGAATACGGGATGAGCGGGCCGGATGTCGTCGCCCTGCAGGGTCTGTTGATCGCACACGGCTATCCGGCGGGCGTGAGCGGAGTGTTTGACAGCGCCACGCGGATCAAAACGATGGAATTTCAGGCCGAAAGCGGACTATACGGAGATGGAATCTCCGGGCCGAAGACGTGGGCGGCCCTCTGCAAGAGGTGACGCCATGCCTAACATAAACATTCTGTGGACGGGGCTTCTGGCTGTGGCGTCGGCCATTGTGCTGCTCTCCAACGCAGCAGAAAAAATAATAAAGGCCATTAAAGCAGCCCGGGCACCGAACGAGGCGCAAGACGCCCGGATCTCAGAAATCGAGGGCAGACTGGCCACCGTGGAGCGGCACCTCAACAATGACAATCTCCGCCTGAAAACAATGGAGCAAGAGCATAAAGCGGTGTTGACGTCACTTTTGGCGCTGCTGGATCACAACCTCGACGGTAACAACGTTGCCCAAATGCAATCAGCAAAAAAAGAGCTGATAGAGAGCCTTACAAACCACAATTAAGGAGGTGAAAAAATGAACTGGAAAGACATTCTTACCCGCGCACTGTGGACTTTTCTGGAGGGCTTCCTTGTGGCGCTGCCCGCCTTTGACCAGATGGGAATTGACGGCGGCGCTTGGTCTGCCGGGCTTCTTGCCGCTGGCATGGCCGGGCTTTCTGCCCTGAAAACCTTCGTCCTTGAGATCCTGAAAAATCGCACAAAATAACAAAAAGCTCCCTGCAGTGAAGTCAGGGAGCTTTTTGCTATTTGGGCATAAATTGATAAACCTACTGGCCCACATGGACGCCGTCGGC